ATGCAAAGGTTGTGAAACCAGTAGTCTGACTCAGTTGCTTCAATGCCAGATGGCTTACCCCAAGACTCGTACTCAATGCAGATGTTACCAGTCTTTTGCCATAAATCCTTCTCGGACTTAACTTCTATCTTCTTGTCCTGTAGCATCTCGGCTACCCGTTCCTCTCGGACTTCTCCGTACTGTAAGTCGAGGTCAAACTTCTTCCTATCTGCTTTACTCGGCTTCATAATTATACTCCTTAATTGTCGAATAGTTATAGCTAAAATATTTACCAAACAAAGCTACCCTAAGATAAACGCTACAATGATTAGGGTTTTTCCATGCCTTAAACTTTAAGCCGAAAAGATAATGGTGGTCAACCCAATAACCTCCGTCCTCATCTGAGTATGTGCAATCGTCCATATATACACCGTCTTCGGATTTACCTAGTAAATCAGCAGAGATAGTAAATATACTGTGATAATAATCCTCAACACCCTCCTCTACTATATTGCTTAGTTCAAACCTAGCCAGATTATACGACATTCTTAGCCTCCTTTTTTTCTATACGTCTCCACTTTATTAATTCCCATATAGCGTGTATAAAATTCTTACCCACCAAATTTTCTGCGGGTATATAAGCCTTGTCAAAATCACTTATAATAGGTTTAGGTAGCCAGAACAAATATAATTCAATGGAATAATGATTTAAGGGATTTCCTTCTAAATCCTCCCATGAGTCCTCCACTGAAACCTGAATAGCAAAGAAAGCCCTGTATCCACTACCGTAAGGTATACATCCGTAAGCGTTGGACATTATAGAAAAAACCCATCCTTTATATCCGTCCCACACTGCACAACTAGCGAGATACCAATCAAAAATAAATTCAAGTCTACTTAGTTTTGGTATTTTCATTTTCTCTCGCCTTCTGTTTGAGTTTGTTTGCCTTTCTCTTGGCGTTGTCGCAACGTCTGCAAATGTAAACGTACTTACGAACATTACCCCAAGTCCAGTTCTTACCCTCTCTCAGTTTGACTCCACAGTGGTTACATTTCCTAGTGGGTTTCAGACCAGTTATCACCGACTTGATACTCTCCCGCAAGAGGGCAATTAAGTTTGTAATAAGTACCTGAGGCTTCAATGCAAGAGACCGCAAGTCTGCCAAAAACCTCTGCTTCATCTTCTCTAACTTCTGTTTGAATTTCATCATGTATGTTACCTATAAATTTGTAGTCAATGTTCCAAGCACTAGCGTATTCGTCTAGCAAACATAATGCCTTCTTCATAACGATAGCACCTGCCGATTGTAGCAAAGTGTTTAGTGCCGAGTGTTCTGAGCGTACATAGACTCGTCTCCTATCCAGTCCAAAAACGTAGCCTCTTGTAGCTGATACACCAACTCTCTCTCGTAGGCTTCTAAGAGATGGCGTGTTGCTGAGGAATTTCTCCTTAAGTCGTCTACCATCTCTAGCAGTTCCACCAACGATACTTCCGATTTTAGCGTCTCCTGCTCCATACAGGAACGCATATATGAAAGTCTTTGCTTGACTTCGTGTGTCAACACCACTAGCAAGTTGGTTTGCTGTATGAATGTCTCCAGTGAGTATTTCATTTGTATATGCCTCATCGTTCATGTAGTGTGCAAGCATACGTAACTCTAGTCCTGATGCATCCATACCGACAACCTTGTAGCCTTTGGGTGCAGTCCAACAGGCTCTACAGTCTTTACCGTACGGTGCGTTAGAACTCGGTACTTGTGCCATGTTAGGACTAGAGTGTGTCATACGTCCCGTTACAGCACCGTTAGAGTTAACGTAACCATGTACCCTACCATCGTCCTCAACAGCATCTAACCATGATTGTATCTGAGCAATACGCTTCTGAACCATTAGGTATTCAGCAATCATATTAGCTTCAGGTATATCAGTTACTTTAGATAGTACGGACTCATCAACAATGGCTTGACCCTTGTCTGTAAACTTCTCAGGCTTCCAACCAAAGTATTGTAAGTATCGACCTATCTGCTGTCTCGAACCTAAGTTAAACTCAGGATAGTCCAGTCTACTAAACTCACCACCAACAGTTACCCACTGGTCGCCTAAGAACTTCAAGCCAACTACTGACAGGCTATCGTCCTTCTTGAACTTAGGTTTGATTGTTCTAATAAATGTAGGCAAAGGTTTGAATGTTTGCTGTACCTTATCTTCCAAATCAAACTTACGTTCCTTGAGTTCAGCCAACAGGACAAAGGCTTTCTCTTGGTCTAAGAGCCAACCGTTCTCCGTCTGCTTTGTAATAATGCTTTGTACTCGATGCTCGAGGCTAATGCTTTCGCTTCCAAAGCCAGAAAGTACGCCTTGTAGTGCATCGTACACTTTGACATTAACCAGTACATCTTGCTTACAGTAGTCCACCATATCCTGAGAAAATGTATCCCAATCATTGTGTTCTCCTTTCGGGAAACCTAAACGCTGTCCCCAATTATCTAATGAATGACCACCTTCCCGTGATGGGTCAGTGAGTCGTGATAACACTAATGTGTCAGTTATTTTACAACTGCTGAAGTCCGTACCGAGTAGACGTTCCAATACTGGTATGTCGTAACCAATAATGTTATGTCCGATTACTTCGGCATCTTTGATATAGGCATTGAAGTCCTGCAACGTATCACCTGAGAATACAATAGTCTCACGGTTAGCTAGGTCGCAAGCCACGATTACCCAAACCTTAGTAGGCTTCAGTCCGTTGGCTTCTATATCAAATACAACTTGCTTCATTAAAACTCCTGTTTATCGTCTGCTACAGGACACGTAGTCTCAATCATACGACCAGTTTCCCCATCATAGTATAGATAACACGCAAGACCAGTAAGACCTGCAAAACGATTCTTCAACACACGCACTGCTGTGGTGTTACTTACTCGATGGTCTGAGTGCTGTTGGTCGCGTTCCAAGCCAATCACCATGTCTGACAGTTGAGCAATAGATGCAGAGCCTCTTAACTGTGATAGGCTAATCTGACCACCATCTTCATGTGCTTTACCGTCTGGTCTGCGTAGGTGAGATACTAGGAACAATCCGATACCAGTCTCCTGAACCAACTTACGCAAGTTTGTCATGATACTATCAATAGCCTTACGTTCATCTCCGTTTGATTGGTCTGACACTACGATACTCAAGTGGTCAAGAATAATCCATTTACAATCAAGACCTTTCGCCATAAACCTAATCTGAGATAACAAGTCATCTTCACTGGCGGAACCCCAATGGTCAAACAACTGAATCCTGTCTAAACCAAAAGTGTTTTCCCAATAGAGACGTTCCTCGCCTTCCGCTAGAGACTCTTTAACAGGTGGTAGGTGTAAGAGTTTGTTAGCCTCAACCGACATAATCCCGTATGTAGTTCTAGTTAAATCTTCTTCTAAAGCTACAATACCTATATTATCATCAGTGTTTTTCAGAATATAATGCTCAAGTTCCCGCATTATCTGAGACTTACCCATACCAGAACCACTGGTTATTGTTACAAGTTCACGCTCCCTGAAACCATAGGTCAAGTCATTCAAGCATGACCAGGGATAGGGTACAGATTTAACATCTTTTTGAGCCTGTAATAACTCCCAAGTATCAAGTCCAGATACAATCCCCTCTGGTTGATAGGTCTTAGCATTCCACCATTCCTTGATGAATCCCTGTACGTTACGCTCTTTGAGCATTTCTCCCGCGTCCTTTGCGGATAACTTTACATTCTTCGCCTTGTTCGGTGTAAATAAACCCAACACCGCACGAGATGCTTCCTGACCTGCCTTGTCGCTGTCAAAACAAATGACCACGTTATCAAATGTCTCAAGCCAATCCAAGTTTGCCTTGATGTCCTTGACTGCGCCTGACGCTCCTGAACGTATTGATACCACCGCCCACTTACCGTCAAACATTTCCGATACCGCTAGGGCATCAGCTTCTCCCTCTACTACTGTTATGTATTTACCACCACCCTTGAACGCTTGCTGACCAAACAGTCCCACGTTGTCGAATGTACCGCTTGCATAGAATCCTTTGCTGTCGACAATGCGAGACTTAGTCCCTGTCTGTGCGCCTGTGTCCTTGTCATAGTATGGGTAGTGGTGTTTACTTATCTTACCCTCTGTATCGTACTCAACAGTAACCCCAAACTTCTTGCAGGTCGCCTCTGATATACGTCTATCGGGTATTGATGCTACTACTCCAGTCATTTCCAGTTTCCTATTAGTCTTTGGTTTACTCTCTATAACTTCGCCTGTGGCTCTCTCGTAGTGTGAGCAACCGCCTGTAAAACAGACGGCGTGCCCATCGGAGTACCTCGCTAAGTTATTCTTTGAGCCACACGATGGGCATGGCTCATGTCTAACAAAGTGAGAGTCATTTGACATTAGAAGTCACCGCCACCGTCAGATGGTTCTGCTAACTCTAATACCTTTACCTTTGACAAGTAGGTTGACGTTCCATGTACAGGGTGAGGTTTGCCCTCTGCGTACTGTACTCGTACCTTAGAACCCCGCGTCAGACGACCAGTAAAGTCGTTACCATCTGCATCGTACATTGGTACTTCGTACTTAGTGCTGAACTTACGCTGTGACGTTCCTTCGTACTCGCGTAGTTTGACACCCTGATTGGCTAGTTTATCTGCATCAGCAGGTTCTAGCGATAGGACTAGTGAATACTTGCCTGTTGATTGACCCTGATATTCTTCATGTTCGTCAAGGTTAGCGAACGCTACGTTTCCTTCTAATACTGCCATAGTAATTTACCTTCATATAATTAATTAAAGATTACCTTAGGATACTTTAGAATATATAT